GAATAGTTTAGAGCAAAAGGATAAAACCATTAAAGCAGCAGAGGAACAGTATAAGGATGTAATAAAAGAAATTATTAGACAAAGAGATGAAGCTGGCACCATTTCAGAAGAGCAAGCAGAGAAACTTATCGAAGAAGCTACTCGGCAAAAAGATGAAGCAGTTAAAAAGGCTGAAGAAATGCATGAAAATGTAATAAAGGAAGCAAAACTTCAAGCTGAAGAACATGTTAACCAGGTGGACTGGGAAACGGGAGAAATAAAGACAAAGTGGCAAGTAATGAAAGATGATATTGCCACTAAGGCAAAGGAAATAAAAGAAGATGTAATAAAGAAATGGGAAGACATCAAAGTGGCTACATCTGAAATATGGGAAGTTACAAAAACATATCTAGCAGAGACTTGGGATTCTATAAAAGAAGATACACTAATAAAGGCTAAAAAGATAAAAGATGATGTAACCGATAGATGGGAAGAGATAAAAAGATCTACAGAGAAAAACTGGAATAGGGTGAAGTCTTCCGTAGAGGATAGTATGAAAACTGTGAAAGATAAGATAGATGAAGGAATAGGAAAGATTAAAGAATGGAATGCCACAAAGGTAAAAGAAAAGGTATTTAGTATTGTAGAGAAAATTACAAGGGTATTTAAAACAGTAACATCAGGCGGCGGAGCTGCATCAAATTATAGTGGAACAAGCTTTTTCCAAGGTGGCCTTACTATGGTAGGAGAACTTGGGCCTGAATTGGTGGAACTACCTAGAGGAAGTAGGATTTATAACGATAATGTGACTAAAAAAATGCTTTCTGGGGATAAAGGTATAACACAAAACATAGTTATCAACAGCCCAGCTCCATTAACTCCATATGAAACAGCAAGACAAATTAAAAATGCTTCAAGACAATTGGCCCTTGAATGGTAGGAGGTGTACTATGGAGAAAATCGTAATAACAAATATAAATAGAGAAAGTATTATTTTAGGAAATCAAGCCCCTTACTTTTTAGAAATACTAGATGGAGTAGGAAATGTACCTGTTACAATAGAAAGCCAAAAGGCACCTAAACAAGATGGCTCTACTTATATTGATAATATGCTAGAAAGTAGAGTTATCTCCATTGAAGGGATGATTGTTACTAGAGATAATCCTAATGAGGTTCTAAACTATAGAAGGAAGATGCAAAGAGTATTAAATCCAAAACTTGGAGAAGTAACAATTACCTACTACCATGAAGATAAGATTAAGGAAATTAAAGCCATAGCAGAAACTACCCCGATATTCCCTAGTGGGCAAGGAAGTAAAGGACTCTTTTATCAAAAGTATCTATTACACCTACTTTGCCATCAGCCTTTTTGGCTTGATACTTACTATGAAAGTAGGGAAATGTCCTATCTTATGGGTGGTCTCAATTTTAGATTGTCTCTACCTACTAATTTTTCAAATAGAGGATTTAAAAGAAAAGCTGCGAATGTTGGGGATGTATATACTCCAGTTGAGATAGAATTTAAAGGCCCAGCTACTAATCCAACAGTTACAAATGAAACTACAGGAGAATTTATAAAGGTAAACAGAGAGCTTGGAGAAGATGATATTTTAACAGTATCTACTGCCTTTGGAGAAAAGCATGTAAGAATTAATGGAGAGAATGCTTTTCATTATATTGATTTAGATAGTGTATTTTGGAGCTTAATCCCAGGAGATAATATCTTAAGTTATCAAAGTAATAATGACAGTATTAAAACTAGAGTAAAAGTAAAGTGGAAAAGTAGATATATAGGACTTTGAGGTAAGGAGGGGTTTAATGAGTGAAGAATATAGATTCTTTGATTCCATAGATGGGGAAGATGAACGATTTTATACAGCTGATGAGTTTGCAGAGTATTTTAGGCAGTTTATTAGAAATGGAATATTTAATGGTGGAGAGAATTTAAAAGTAGTTACAGATGAAAAGGATATGAAAATATCTATAAAACATGGATATGCTTGGATTGAAGGATATTTATATAAAATAGCAGGAGAAGATTTAATACTAGAACATGGTATTGCTGACCCAAGTTTAAATCGAATTGATAGGGTTGTAATTAGACTAGATAAAACCCTTGAGAATAGATATGTAAAAGCTTTTATTCTAGAAGGCACACCAGAGTCAACACCAAAAGCACCAAGCTTAACAAGGAATGATAATGTATATGAAATATCCCTAGCTCAAGTGGAGATTATTGCAGGAAAGAGTTTTATAGAAAGCTATCAAATAACTGATGAAAGATTAGACAATACAGTCTGTGGTATTACAACCCATCTATTTGAACAGGTTGATACTACAGACATTTTTAATGAGTGGCAGAAATATTTAATCCACAAGAGGAATGAATCGGATGCAAGTTATGAAGAGTTTGTAACAGCTTATCAAAACATCTGGAACTCTTGGATAGAAGATAAGATATCAGAACCTAGTGGAGAATTTTATGCTGAGTGGAAATATTGGTTTAACGAGGTACAGGATACTACGAACTTGGTGACTAAGTCTCAGTTTGATAGTCATAGACGAAGACACGAATCTGATGGAGTGGATGAACTTAGTTTAGAAAATTTAAAAGGCGAAAGTGCTGAACTTAAATCACATAAGATTAAAATTGCAGGGCTAACAGAATTAGGTCATGTACGAGTAGATGGAGAAACGATTACATCAAACAACGGCACTTTATCGGTAATAAACAGTGACGCTAAAAGTATTAAAGGAATTGAAGTGGATAGTTTATCGGAAATTTTAGATGGAGATGCTCTAGTATATGATGCTTCTTTAGGTAAATTTGTAGAAGAAAGTCAAAGGCCTATCTGGATTTATAGAGATGGTGCAGAGGATTATAGCCCTTGGGAATCTGGAGGTGGTTCAGTAGAAATACAATCAGATAGGCTTCGTCTTTTTACTGCTACTTCATCTAGCACAGCAAGTGTTGTAACTATATATCCTATCTCTCTTTCTGGTATTAATAGAATAGGTTTTGAATGGAGTTCAAGTGGTGTGGCTACTTATTTCACAGCTAATATAACCTCTGATAAAAGTGTAAGTTGGGGAACTTATGATGCAAGATATCTAACATCATTAAGTAAATCTGTTTCTAAAACAACTAATTATGTTGATGTTTCTGGGTTAAATGGGTTTTACTATATTAAGTTTTTTAGATATCTTTCATCTACTACAACTGGTGATAGTGGATTTAGTTATATCTATAAAGTTTGGGGTGAGAAATAATGAATTTAGAAGGCATTAAACAAGAATTAATAGAACAGGGTAAAAGTCCTGATGACTTTAATATCCAAATAGCTGAAGAGGGATTCTTGGTAACACCTAAATGGTTTTATGAAATAAAGCAAATAGCAAAATTACTGGATAAACCCACCAAAGATGATATAGATATTACAGCAGAAACACTGGTGTTAACCATGATGGATGTGGAAGATTTAGCTGAAATGATTGTCTATGCTTTAAATAAAATAGATGAATTGGAGGCGAAGATTAATGGTTAAACTGTGGGTATACAAAGTAGAAAAAGGATGGAATACAATAGATGAGGTGCCTGAAAGATATTATGAACAGGTTAAAGAAGAGTTAGGTATTATTGAATAAGTAAAGAGGGTGAACCGTGAAACCAATAAGAATATTATCACCAACATTAGATTTACAGGGAGAGATAGATAACTATCTTTCCTTTTCTTTTTGTAGGAAATACTACACATCTGGAGACTTCCAGCTGGTTACCAATAGAAAAGTTCAAAATGCAGATAAGCTAAATATCAATCAACTAATAATGCTTGGGGCAGATACTAGAAAGGTAGGAATTATTCGATATAAAGAAATAAAAACAAATGAGAAGGGAGAGGAAATTCTAACAGTTAAAGGGCCTACGCTAGGAGCTATACTTAGGCAGCGAATTACTATTCCACCAGATGGAGAAGCCTATGATGTTCAAGATTCTAATGCAGAAACAGTCATGAAGCATTATGTAAAGAGGAATTGTTTTGATATTTCTGGTATGGAGTTTCCTATGCTTAAAATTTCTCCAAATCAAAATCAGGGTGAGAAGATTAAATGGCAAAGTAGATATAAGAACTTAGAAGAAGAATTAGAACTAATAAGTAGACTTACAAATTTAGGCTGGCATATATATTTAGACTTCAAATTAAAGAGGTGGATATTTGACATATATAATGGAAGGAATTTTTCAGCAAGCCAAAATATCAACCCTCCTGTTATCTTTTCACCTGAATTCGATAATGTAAAATCACAGGAATATATTGATAGCTTAGTGGGAGTTGGAAACTTTGCTATTGTAGCTGGACAGGGAGAAGGTGTGGAAAGAAAAATTGTCATGACAGGAAGTGACGCTGCTGGCCTTGATAAGCATGTCATATTTGTAGATGCCAGAGATATAAAAGACAGTGCTGACTTAGAAGTAAGGGGACAAAGTAAACTTAATGAATACAAAAGGACTATTTCATTTAAATCAGAGGTACTTCCAACTGGGCCTTTTCAATATGAGAAAGATTGGAACTTAGGAGATGTGGTGACAGTTCAGAATAAGGACTGGAATATTACTATGGATACACGAATTACAGAAGTAACAGAAATCTATGAAGCAGGTGGATTTAAGCTAAATGTTTGCTTTGGGAAAAGTCTCCCTACTTTAACAGAGAGATTTAAGTTAAGCTTAGAGGAAATGAAAATTGAAAGTACCAAGTGATAGGCACAACAGGTGTCTATTTTTTATGCTGAGAGGAGGAAGAGGTAAATGAAAAATGTGATTCATACTTTACAACTTATCTTTACCGCTATTGGTGGATATATAGGCTGGTTCTTAGGTGGCTTTGATGGCTTGCTTTATGCACTGGTAGCCTTTGTAATTATTGATTATATCACAGGCGTTATGGTAGCAGTTCTTGAAAAGAAGCTATCTAGTAGCATTGGATTTAAAGGTATATTTAAAAAAGTTCTCATCTTTACCTTTGTAGGTATAGGTCATATAGTAGATATTTATATCCTTCAAAACGGAAGTGCCATAAGAACTGCAGTTATCTTTTTCTATTTATCCAATGAGGGATTAAGTATAGTTGAAAATGCTGCAAAGATAGGACTTCCTGTGCCAGAGAATTTAAAGAAAGTATTTACAGAGCTAAATAAGGAGGATGATTAGATGGCTAAACTTTGCTTAGATTACGGCCATGGTGGGGAAGATCCAGGAGCTATATATAAAGGAAGGTGCGAGAAAGACGATGTATTAAATATCGGGAAAGAAGTGGCTAAAGAATTGAGAAGACATGGAGTTATCGTAGATGAAACGAGAACGAAAGATAAAACCATGAGTCTTAGAGAAAGAAGTAACTTTGAAAAGAGTGGTAGATATGATTACTTTATATCATTCCATCGAAATGCCTTCAAACCAGAGGGGGCTCAAGGTATTGAAACCTTCACTTATTTAAATCAAGGAGCAAAGGCTAAAGAACTAGCATATAGGATACAGAAAGGATTAGTAGATATAGGCTTTACAGATAGAGGAGTAAAGACTGCTAACTTCCATGTATTAAGAGAAACAAAAGCACCTGCAGTATTAGTTGAAATAGGGTTTATTGATAATAGTAAAGACAATAAACTATTTGATGAAAAAAGAGATGAAATAATAAAAGCCATATCAAAAGCCATCCTGTCTCAACTGGAGATTAAGTATAAAGAAGAAAAGGACTCTCTAGAAGAAGCTTTAGATATATTAATTAAAAAAGGTCTTATTAATTCACCAGACTATTGGCTATTAAATGCTAGGGAAGGAAAACAAGTAAAGGGAGAATTTGCAGCTCTTCTAATTGAAAGGGTAGCTAAGTTTTTAAAATAGACATAAAGCCTTGGACTTAACAGTTCAGGGCCTATTTTTTTAACCCTAAAAAGCTTAATTTTCCTATCTAAACTATTAGCTAATTATTAGTGATATATAACTTGCTATTACTGAAAAGTAAGTTTAATATGCTACTACCAAAACTTAACAAGGAGTGATTATATGCTTTACAATCAAGCTGTAGAAGAGTTTTTAAAGTATATGAAAATGACGGATAAGTCAAAACAAACCATTACAGGTTATGAAAAGGAACTAAGGTATATGAATAACTACCTAACAGTTAAACACAATTGTCCAATTTATGTAGAGGACATTACCCTGGAGGATATTGAAAGCTATATGCACTACAAGAAGGAAAAGGGACTAGCATCATCCAGTAGAAGAAGGGCCATTTACATTTTAAGAAGCTTTTATAACTACTGTGTTAAAAGAGGAATATGCGATAAGAACCTGCCTGACATGCTAGAACCTATTAAGGTAAAAGAAAAGGAAAGAGAATTTATTACGGAAGAGGAATTTGAAGAATTAGTAGGAGCAATCGATCAACTAGTTATTCGAACCGTAGTCCAAACCATGTTTTACACTGGGGGAAGGATTTCAGAAGTATTAAACCTAAAGCTTGAAGATGTAGACTTGGAAGAAAGAGTCATCCACATCATTGAAGGAAAAGGGAACAAGGATAGGAACATTCCAATCAATGATAAGCTTTATGATATTTTACAGAATTATCTAGAAAACATAAGAGAGGTAGATGAATATATAGAGACTGATAAGTTCTTTGCTAATAAGTCCACTGGAATGGTTTCAGGAAGCTATGTAAATAGGTGTATTCAAGAAGCAACCAATAATCTAGGGTGGGAAAAACACATAAGTTCTCACATATTAAGGCATTCCTTTGGAACTAACCTTTTAGAAAAGGGAGCATCTTTAGTAAGTATTCAAAAGCTACTGGGCCACACTAACTTAGCAGTGACCTCAAGATACCTTCACCAAGACATGAGAAAGTTAAGTGATGCAGTAAATCTATTGTAGAAAGGGGAAAAGTAAATGGAAGAAAGAGAACCTATTTATGATAAAAAGGTAATAAAGATTTTAGATATGATGAAATACATGACTAGAGAAGATGCGGCTAAAGAGTTAAACTACAAAGACTGGAGGGGTATGGACTCTTACATGAGAAGGAAGAACTTCCGATTTGATAGTATAAATCAAGAGTATGTTCCTGCTGCAACCAAGGTAAATAGCATAATGAAAGACCCTAAAAGTTATGCACCAGTAAAAGTAGTGAGTATTATTACAGCTTTTGAAGAACCTAATGCAGACCCAAGGCTAATAGCAAAGCAAGCTGGATTTAAAGACCATAAAGCTATGGCAGATTATATGAAGGAAAAAGGTTATGAGTGGAATGTGTATAAGAACAATTATGTAAAGATAGTAGGAGAACTTAATGAAGAGGAAGAAGTAATACCAGAGGCCTTTACTCCAACCGCTGGGGAGAAACTTCCTGAAAGTGTAGAAGAGTATTTGCCCTTCATAAGATTTCTATATGAGAAAAGAGATGATGTATATCAGCTATTATCTGGCACAAGGGAAGATGGGAAGATTCCAAGATACGCTCTTCCTGGAATGGTAAGAACCAAGGCTATTTATATGAATGATATGATAGCAAGGCTTACAGCAGAGTTTAGTAGAGAAAAGAATGTCACCCAAAGAGAAATAGTAGAAGCAGCCCTAGTAGAATATCTTCAGAAATATGGATACAAAGTAGAAATTGAAGCACTTTTAAAGAGCAACTAATGCCTATGAAAACCCTAATAATTCATAAAAACAAGCAAAATACTATTGAAATCTATATTAATAATAAGCTTAGATTTCCTACTAATATGAATAATGGTACTCATAATATGGATACCTACCATAAGGGGGTATTAACAAAGCCTGAACCCTTTGATACAAGCGGGGTTTGGGCGTTTTACATATATGGAATTTTTGTATGTTTGCTTATATTGACACTGCAAGCTTCAGAGTAGATAATAAGACAGCATACTTCACAACAGATAAGACTATCTTAAGAGATAAAAATGATGTTATCTTAACAACAGGTAAAGACCTAACTGCTAAATTAGCAATTGGTGATCAAGTAGATGTTAAAGCTACTGGAATTGATGCAAATGAAGTTAAGATTGTTAAGAAAGCTAGCGAATTTGCATTAGCAGATGCTATAAAAGCAGCTAACAAAGCATTAACTGATCATGTAGCAGCAGGTGGAAAAGCTACAAACACTGAATACAAAGCAGTAGAAGCAGCATTAAAAGCAGATCCACAAGTAGCAGCTAATATAACAAGTACAACTACAGCTTTAACAGCTTTAACAAACGATATTAAAGCAGCTAAAGAAGCACAAGTAGCATATCTAGCAGCAGGTGGAAATAATACAGATGCAGTTTACAAAGCAGTAGATACTGCATTAGCAGCAGATCCACAAGTAAAAGCTAATATAACAAGTGCAACAAGTGCTTTAGAAGCAGCAACAGATACAGCTTCAGCACAAGCTATAGTAGATGCAGAATTAGCAAAAGTACCAGCTACTTTAGTATTAGCAGGAAGTACTGCAGCAGCTCAAGCGGATATAAAAATAGCAGTAGAAGGATTAATTGACAATAACAAAGTTACTGTTGGTGTATCAGCTTCATCACCATGGGTTGTAACATTAACATTAAGAGCAGATGGAACTACAACAGCTAACAAAACAATTACTGTAACAAATGAAGCAACTGTAGCAGAAAAAGCAGCAGTAGATGCAGAATTAGCTAAAGTAGTAGATTTAACATTAGCAGCTGGTTCAGCAGCAAATCAAGCAGCAGTAGATGCAGCAGTAGAAGGATTAGTTGACCTTAATAAAGTTGTAGTTACTTCAGTAACACAAGGTTCTGGTAACGAATTTGCAGTAGTATTAACTGCAAAAGGTGGAACTTACAACGATAATAAGACTATCACAGTATCATCAGCAGATGTAAATGCAGCTAAAGCAGCATTAACAAATGCATCATTAGCTATGGTAAGTGCAACTACTGACCCAGTAGTAGTAAATGCACCAGCGGCAGCTAGTGGAATAAGCTACTTTATTACAGATGCAACTGACACTAATGTTACTACAACTGGTGCAGGAGCAAGTGCAACATCAGTATCAATCGCAAGAGATACTAGTGCTGGTAGTACAGTATTAGAATTAACTATAACAAAAGGTCTTATTAGTGAAACAGCTACATTTACTGTAACAGTACCAACAGGTACAGATGCAGCAACAATTGCTAAAAACTAATTAAACCCAAAACTAAAAACTAGAGACCTCTAACAAGGTTCTCTAACCAAAGAATGACCCCAGCGGAGAAATCCAAAGGGGTTCTTTTTTTATAGCAAGCTCAGGGGAGCAACCCTCCCCCTCGCAAAGGTACCGGGTTCCACCCGACTTTTGTCGAAACTTGCTAATAATAAAGAGAGACCCAAATGGACAAGGGAGCAATCCTAAGTCCTATGGTCTCTTTTTTTATTGCATAAAAAGCCACACTGGCTTAGTTGACCGATGTAGTTATAGAATTCAAATTTCCTTTATTAGCTTGATGTCTTTTTTAAAGAT